TGGCCGCGCTCTGGTCGCCCGTGCTGCTGGCCGCGCTCTGGTCGCCCGTGCTGCTGGCCGCGCTCTGGTCGCCCGTGCTGCTGGCCGCGCTCCGGTTGCCCGTGCTGCTGGCCGCGCTCTGGTCGCCCGTGCTGCTGGCCGCGCTCTGGTCGCCCTCAGCGTGATTGCTCCCAGCAGCAACACACTTCGAAACGACCCATTTGACAGCGCGCTCAACAAGATCGTGGACCGTGATTTCGACGCCAATCGTGATTTTAGCGGACGCCAACTTGCCATCGTTCGCATCCCGCGACAAAGCGCCGGACTGTTTCACTTCGGCGTACCGGCTTTGGCCGGGCGCATAGTAACCAAATACTTCGATTGGGTTGCCTTCGATGGCATGGAAGCCGGTTTTGCACGCGACAATCGGGCCGGTGATTTCGTAAGTATTGCCTGCCTCAAATTGAAAATCTCGACATTTCCAATCAAGGCCAAAGCCTTTAATGGAATGGATTACTTCTTCGGCGGCAACCGGCGCAACTGTTTCAGTGACTGGTTTTTTGGGCTTGTTGGTCATGACAACTTGTTCTCCACAAAAAGGTTCCAGAGCCGGAGTGCGCGTTCCTCGTCGCCGGCGGCGGCGGAAAGGGCGCAGACGCCACGGACGACCGAGAGCGTGTCCTCGTCGGTCGTGCAGACCTCGCCGGTGCCGTTGCACTCGTCGCAGCACATTTCGCGGGCGTCGGGGTGGTTTCCTGGGAGGTCCGTGAAGTAGCCGCACCCGTCGCAGGCGGGGCAGTCGGCGCTCATTGCACCGCCCTCACAAACGCCGCGACGACGCCCGAAAACACCGCCAGCCAAGTGAGGCCGACCGCCGCCACCACGACGCGCTCACGCGGCGGGATCAGCGACCACAGCTCGGCCAGGACGCGGCGCGGGCGGAAGTTGATGCGGATTTCGTGGGGGCGGAAGCGGCGGAGGGAGGTGGTGGGGTGGGGCATCGTGTCCTCGTTAGGTTACGAGGTACACAATGAATGTACTTTACTGCCCGGTCAATTAAAATCGTACATGATTTGTGTATTTATTTGCGCGTTGGCGCCCTGACTATTCTTCCCCGACCGTTTCCTTGGCCGCCATCCAAGCTGCGCCGCAAAGCAGCGCGAAACCTCCCCAGAAAAGCGAAGCGTCGCCCAGACCGAAATGCGAAAGTACCATCGAGACAAGTCCGCCCAGCTCAACTAAAATAAAAACCCCTGCATTTTCCTTCATTGGGAATCGCCCTCGTCGCCTGGCGTTTGATCGTCTGGTCCTGAAATGTCTGGAGCCGGCGTCGTTTCGATTTCCCCGCCTTGAGGGCTGTCCGGGGTGTAAATCACCGTGCTTCCATCCGGCGCGGTTGCCTGAAATCCACCGTCGATTGTCGGCTGCGCCCAGGTTTCCCCCGACGGAGTTTCGAGTGTGCCAGCGCCGCCGTAAGGGTCCGGGGTGTAAGTATAATCGGGTGAAGTTAGCGTTCCGGGAGCACTCTGAGCATCCGCCGAAGCGCCAAAATTTTCGCACATGATAAACGCGCCGAAAAAAATCATTATATTCCAAGGCGAGACAGGATTTTTCTTGACCATTGCGCAGATGCCAATATGTTGCGGTTTAATAAAACAGAATTTTTTGGGGGGGGGCACTTTCATTATGATGTGTTTTCGTGAACCCGGACAGGCTGCTCCTGAAAAGCCTCCTGTGATGCCAGTTTGGATTGCTTCAGGTAAGCCACCCAGGACTGTGAAACCCCGGCCAGAATGTCACGAAAAAACCAGTCCAGCGTAAGCCCCTCGTCCTCGCAGACTTGGATGAGAACTTGAATGTCGGGATAGCTTCGTCCCTGCGTCCAGTTCCCCACGTTCGACTTTTTGCGGCCGTACCGCTCGGCCCATTTGGCTAGCGAGAGGCCGGTTTTTTCAATGACCATTTCCAGCCTGTGGCCGGTTTCCAGTTTGTGTTGCGTGATGGGCGACGGGTTCTTCATGCCTTAATTATACATCTTCCGTGTATGAGCGTCGCGGACACAAAAAATGTCTTGCAAAGCCTGAGTTTTCCGTACACAAGTTGTGTATGTCCTATTCCTCGCCGCTGACTGCTGTTTTGAAAAAAGTGGGTGGCCCCGCCGCGCTCGCGCGCAAGCTCGGAATGACGCCCGCAGCGATCACCAACTGGAAAGACGTTCCTGCTAGGCATTTGCTCACTATTTCGTCGCTCACCGGCATGTTGGTCGAGGAAATCCGGCCCGATCTGGCGGAAGAGGCGCGGAAGGTGCTTGCCGCGCAGACGCCCAGCGACTCGGCGCCGCCGGCGCAGGCGACCGAATGACCCCCGAACAATACACCCGGCTGCGCAAGAACGCGGTCCGCCAGCTCGACATCGCCCGCGGCAACCTGATCCTGCTGGACCGGGCGTGGCAGGAGCAGGAGACCAAGCGCATCTGCGACGAGATGGCGCGCGGCCTGCCGATTGTGCCCGTCGAGCTTTTGGAGGCGAATGGGTGCGCCTGAAAAAAATTTGCCCCATTCGTTGCAAAACCGTGGAAACGATGAGTAGTTTCCGAGGGGGTGCCCGGTGACTTGGCTCATCGTCATCCCGGCCTTGGTCGCCTACGTCCTCGCGGCGGGCGCGCTCGGCAAAGCCCTGCGCCGGCGGTCGCGGCCATGAGCACGATCGGGTTTTTCCTGCTCTGCGCGCTGTTCCTGAGCGTGACCACGTTCTGGTTCCTGGGCATTTCGCCGCATCAGGTTTGGGCGGCGGTGTCATGACCAGAGCGCGCGGCCGGCCGCCGACGTGGACCGACGAACAGAAGGTCTCCCTGCGCGCGCTATGGAAGCGCGGGCTGTCCGCCATCGCCATCGGCCTCGCGCTAGGCAAGTCGCCCGACGCCGTCACCTCGATGCGCCGCGCGCTCGGCTTGCCGGAACGTGAAAAAATTTTGTTCCGAATTTCCACGCATTGCGTTTTCTACATTTTTCCGCGCAGCGACGGCGTCCGCAAGCTGCTTCGGCGTCTCGCCACGCTGCAGGAGTGGGTGGCGGAGGGGCGCGACAACTACGAACTCGCCAGGGCGTTCCACGTCCCGATCAGGGACGTGGAAACCGTGATTGCCAGACTCGGCTTGACCCGGCCGGCGGAGCAGATCGCGCCCGAAGACGCGCTGCGCGTCGCGCGGCGCTGCCTGAACTGCAACGAGCCGTTTGTTGCGACTCGCTATCGCTTCCGCTGCGACCAATGCGTCGCCCAGGCCAGCCGCCTCGACGATGCCGAATACGAGGTCGCGGCATGATCCCCCGCACATTCCGCGCTCGGATGTGGCAACGGGTTGTTGAGCGCGCCTATTGGACTGACGTTTCCTCCGTGAACTGGCCCGGCGGCGTTCCCAATGCGCCGCCGGGCCTCTTTTTCTTTGTCGAATTCGCAAAAATCCACCTCCTTTTGCAGCGCAACATAGGGAAATGAGGATGGATATTGCAGCCGAAAAATATACGGACGCGCCCGCGAAAACTACGCGCCCGACCGAGGTATTTACGAAGACGGTACGACTTTGGATCGATCGGCGCTGGGCGCACCGGCGCGGCGCATCGAAGCTGCTCGCGGCCCTGGCCTCGCACGGCGAGCACAAGGTGAGCCACCGCACGACCGAGGAATGGATACGCGGCGATGCGGCGCCATCCTGGGACAGCATTTTCATTATGGCGGCGCGCTGCGAAGATCTGGCTGCGTCCCTTGCCGAGGACATCAGGAGCTACCGTGACGGGATTGCTTAGGTCCGCATGGCGTCAGCTTGTCGCCTTTTTCGGCCCGCGGCGGGCGATCGCAGCCAAGATGCGCGCGCTCGACGCGCAGATCGCCGACGCGCGGGTCGAGGTCAAGCTCATGGCAAAGCGCGTGCAGGCGGAGCTCGTCGAAAACATCGAGCTCAACCGCCTGCTGCGCCAAGCCGAGCACGACCTGCGGGCCGAGCGCGACACCGTGGCGCTGCTGCGCCAAGCGCTGCGCAAATACAAAATCATCGCATGATCAGAGGAAAAAACCCATGACCGCCTTCGCCGCCACCAACGTCACCGACGAGACCAAGCTCAGCTTTTTCCGCAGGGCCTTGAAAACCAAGCAGGAGCACGAGCGCGCGCATGAGTTGGCGACCGCAGCGCTGGGCGAACATCGCGCCGTCCTGAAAGCCGCCAAAAAGGCCGGCGTTGATCAGGCGGCCATTTCCCGGGTGCTGCGCGAGCGCATGCTTGACCCCGAAGAGGTGCTGAAATCCGAGCAGGAATATCTGCGCATGAAGGCGATCAGCGGCGCGCCGCTGCGGCTGCAGGACGATCTGCTCGGAGGCCCGACGTTGGACCTGTCGTCGGCCGACAAGGAAAAGATCGAGGAAGAGAAGGCCTATGACGACGGCGTGTTCGCCGGCGGCGCCGGGCACAACCGCAGCACCAACAAAAACGCGCCTGGAAGCAGCGCGTTCGACGCCTGGGATCGAGGCTGGCTGCAGGGCCAGAAGCAGATCGTGAGCGGCATGGCGCCGAAGCGCCGCGGCCGCCCGCCGGCGCCGAAAAAGGGCGATCTGCCCGAAGCAAGCGCCAGCGTGAACTGACGTGCCTGGGGTTGGCGGCATCCTTGCGATCGACGCATCCCCGCGCTGCGGCTGGGCCTACGGGTGCCTTGGCCAGCGCCCGGTGTGGGGGCATTGGGAACTTGGCGCCATCGCGCAGCCGGGCCCCCTCTACGGGCGCCTGTTCGATGGCATCGCCGATGCGATCAAACTGCACCGGCCGGAGCAGATCGTATACGAGGCGCCGTTCGCGCCGCAGCAGCAGACCAACGCCAAAACCGGCCTCGTGCTGATCGGGCTCTGCGCTTTGGTCGAATTCGCGGCGTGCCGCTACGACGTCCTGTGCAGCCACCTCGACGTCCGTACCGCGCGCTCCAAGGTCCTCGGGCGCAATCCGACGGGCGGCCCGGACAAGGTCAAGCCCGTCATCGTGGAGTGGGCGGCGCGCCGCGGCTGGGCGGTTCGGGTGCATGACGAGGCCGATGCGCTGGTCCTTCTGCAGTACGGCGTCGTGATGGCCGACAAGACGGGCAAAGGGCATTTTCTGCGGCACGGAGAAGCGCTGTGACCGCGCCGGCGCTTTCGTTTGCGGCGTGTGTCGTCTGCGGGTCTGCGCACGTCATTGCGCTCAAACCCGGCACCGCAGTGGAACGGTTCGAACAGTTCGATTTCTTCTTCGCGGTCAACAGGGGCGAACCCGCGGCGGCGTGGTGTATGGATCATTGGCCGAGCCGCGCGCCGATGACGGAGCGGGAATGAATTTTCGTCGAGAACAGCCCTCGCAGCACGCGCTTGACTTCGCGAATGCGGAGGGCGCGCCGGTGCCGCGGATCGATCACGACGTTTGTCGGCTCTGCTACATAGCGCCCGGCTACCCGGCTGATCCGGAATGCGAGTGGTGTCATGGAACGGGAGTAGTGAAGCTTGACTGAAGCCGCTGCCCTCGACGTAGCCGAGCGCGCCATTGCCAGGGCGTTGCTCAACGATCCGGTCATTTTTGAAATGATGGCTCAGGACGCACACAACCGCGTCCTAGCGGCCCGGACGCCGCAAGAGGTTCACCAAGCCCGGCGCCTTGCCGAAATGGACGCCACGGCTCGTATACGCTGGTTGCGAGGCGAGATTTCCGCCTACGCCCGCGAGATGGCGGCCCGAGCTTATTTCCGGCTCCAGTGCTGGGTGATGGACAAGGAAATTGCCGATCCGAAGGCTGAAATCCTTACGCTCGTTTGCCACCTTTCGTCGAAATACGAGCTCGGCGCCGACGACGCCCGAGTCGCTTTTCAGACAGAATGGGCCGCCGCCATAAAGGTTGCGGAAAAACTCGGCGAAAAACTCAAAATTATCGCGCTTTCGCACATCAAAGCGACCGGAACGACTGTCGGCCTAGTCGAAGCCTTTAGCGTCGCCAGCCGCAGTTTTCCGGATGGCTGGCCGTTCTTGACAACCGAGAACCTCACCGACATCGCTGCCGGCTTCAAGCCCCGCGCAAAGCGCCGTGGATGATGGCCGATGACCCGACATGGGGCCTTCCTGTCGGCGGAGAGGCGCGCGGTAGGGTCGTTTCCTTGCCCCCTCTCAACATCACGCCGGCGAGTTTGCGGCATCCGTCACAGATCCCGCCCAGGCCATGGCTTTATGGCACCATTCTCATGCGCGGTTTTATCACCGTGCTGGTGGCGCCAGGCGGCGTCGGCAAAAGTCAGTTGGCCATGGCGATAGCTCTGGCAACAGCGACCGGGCGTTCGTTCCTCGGCCATCATATTCACCATCAGGTCAATTCGTGGATCATGAATCTCGAAGACCCGTTGGATGAAATGGACCGTAGGTTGGCCGCGCTGATGATGCGCCACAACATCGCTGCCGATGATGCGAAGGGCGCGGTATTCATGAACAGCGGCCGCGACAGGCCGCTTACGGTGGCGGCGATTGGGCCGGATGGCGGCACGGTCATTTTTCCGGACAAGGACGCGATCATCCAGGAATGCCGGCTTTGCGAGATCGGGCTCCTGGTGGTCGATCCATACGTCCGAAGCCACGACCTCGATGAAAACAGCAACACCCAGCAGGCGGCTGCGGCGGCGGCGTGGGCGCAGATTGCCCACGAAGTCAACTGCGCCGTTCTGCTGGTCCACCACACCCGTAAAGGCGCCGTTGTGGACATCGATGCCAGCCGGGGCGCCAAGGCGCTCACCGACCACGCCAGGGCTGGCCTCATCCTGCAAACGATGCCGGAGGAAGAAGCCGAGCGCCTCGGCGTTGCCGCGGAGAAGCGGCATTCGTACATCCGCCTCGACGATGCGAAATCGAACATGGCGCCCAAGGCCGAGAAAGCGCAATGGTTTCACCTGGCGCCGGTCGCTCTGGGCAACGGTACGCCGGATTATCCGAACGGCGACACTGTCACAGCGCTCGAATCCTGGAGGCCGCCGAGCGTGTTTCAGGATGTCACTTCGGCCCAGGTTAATGCGGTGCTGGACATCATTGATCAGGATTTCGAACCGGGGATTTTATACGCCGGCACGCGTCGGGGTCCGGCAAACCGTCGCTGGGCGGGATTGGTTTTGACCAAGCGTTTGGATGTCACAGAAGGACAGGCGAAGCAAATGATTGAGACATGGATGAAGTCGGGACTGCTGTTCGAAGTGGAATTTGTCGACCCGAACCACCGCAAAAAAGCGACCGGCGTAAAGGTCAATCACACCAAGAGGCCTTCATGATTTGGCGCGCTTATGGCGCAGTTATGGCGCAAAAAACGGTGGCGGAGGGGCGGTTTGCGCCAAATCGCGCCAAAACGGCCCGAAGGGCCGATGATTTGGCGCAGGATATGGCGCACCACCCCACCCCGAAGCCATGATTTGGCGCAGTTATAGCGCAATATGGCGCAAACTCTGAAAGGACCGAGCAATGCCTCCGAAGAAAATCCGCGTTGAAATCAGGCTGCCCGCTTCACTCGTCCGCAAGCTCAAGGCGGTGGCGAAGCGGGAAGGTGTCTCGGTGAATGAGTATCTAGCGCGGGTTATTTCGGCGCAGGGAAAGGCGTGACCATCTGGCGCAACCTTCGCTATATCTGGAAAGGCTCGGTCATCATCATCTGCGCGGTCGCGCTTATGCTATCGCCGTTTTTCTGGATCTGGATGGTTTCTCTCAACGATTGGCACAGCGCTGTCACCTGGGCGGTGACGTTCCTCGTCCTGGCATGGTGGATCGGCTTGTGCTTGCCCGACCGGCGTGGCGGCGATTAAAGGCCGGAGTAAATTCGAAACATGGGCAAAAAATTCCTTGATGCCGTGCGCGCCGACCGTCCTGTTTCTGCGGCGATGTTTTCGGTCGACGAGCTCGCGGTGTGCATCGCCGAACAGATTTACGCTGTCCGGCGCCCGATCAACACCACCGCCAGGGCCGCGCTTGGCCAGTTTTCGGACGAGGAAGCTGAGCGTTTTCGCGAGGCGGCAAAAGCGGCGCTGCAATACTTTGCCCGCGTGACCGGGGCGTCCTCTGCGGCTGTGATTGAGGATTTCCGTGTCAACTGAAACGCGCCTTACGCCAAAGCAGGAGCGGTTCGTCGCTGAGTACCTGATCGACCTTAACGCGACCCAGGCGGCAATTCGGGCCGGTTACAGCAAAAATGGCGCGGACGTCACCGGATCTAGGATGCTAGTAAATCCTAAGGTTTCGCAGGCAATTCAGGCTGCGCAGAAATTGCGGGGCGAAAAACTCGGGATTGATTCCGCGTGGGTGCTCAAGCAATGGGTCGAGATCGCCACTGCTGATCCGAATGACGTAATTCAATATCGTCGCGTACCGTGCTCTAGTTGCTGGCCCAGCGTGGTCGAAAAGGTCAAGTTGGATACAATAAATCCGGATTGCCCTGCTTGCGCAGGCCAGGGGCGCGGAATCGTTCATGTTAACGATACGCGAAACCTGAAAGGATCGGTCCGTAAGCTTTATGCTGGCGTTAAGCTGGGCAAGGATGGCCTGCAAGTGTTGATGCGCGATCAAGACGCGGCGCTGCTCAACATCGCCCGGCACTTGGGGATGTTCAAGGAAACGTTCGACGTAAATATCAAAGATGTTGGCGCCATGCTGGACTCTCGCCTAAGCCGGGTGCGCAATGCCGGAGACGTATGAGGAGCGGTTGGTTGATGCCGTAGCCGGGTTCACACTCGACCCTTTGGGGTTTGTGCGGTTCGCGTTCCCTTGGAGTGACCCCGGGCCCCTCGAAAAACACGAAGGGCCGCGCGCCTGGCAGGCGAGAACGCTTCGGTCGATCGGTGACGCCCTAAAAGCTGGACACAGCCCAGGTGCCGTCCTGATGCCCGTTTTGCGGGCCATAGCTTCGGGTCACGGCATCGGCAAGTCGGCGCTCATCGCGTGGATCATCTGGTGGGCGCTCTCGACCATGGCTGATACCAAAGTCGTCATCACGGCCAACACCGAGCCGCAGCTTCGCACCAAAACGTGGCCGGAGCTTTCGAAATGGGCGAAGCTCGCGATCAACGGCCATTGGTTCAAGGTGCTCGGGCTCTCCGTGGTGTCCACCAGCCCGGGCCGCGAGAAGACGTGGCGTTGCGATGCGGTGACATGGTCCGAGACCAACCTCGAAGCCTTTGCCGGCCTTCACAACGAGGGCCGGCGCATCGTGCTGCTGTTCGATGAGGCAAGCGGCATCGCCGATCCTGTGTGGGAGACGGCCGAGGGTGCGCTCACCGACGAAAACACCGAAATCGTCTGGCTCGCATTCGGCAATCCGACCCAGCCCAGCGGCAAGTTTTTCCAGGCGTTCGGCGCGCAGCGCGAACGGTGGCATGGCCAGCAAATCGACAGCCGCGAGGTTGAGGGCACCAACAAGGCGCTGATCCAGGAATGGCTGAAAGCCTACGGGGAAGATAGTGATTTCTTCCGCGTGCGCGTGCGCGGCATGTTCCCGCGGGCCGGGTCCATGCAGTTCATCAGCCCGGACGCGGTACGCGAGGCTGAGCAGCGTGAGCCGCAGCCGTTGCTTTCGGACGCGCTTGTCATGGGTGTTGACGTGGCCAGGCACGGCAATGCCCGCTCGGTCATCGCGTTTCGCCGCGGGCGGGACGCGCGGACCATTCCCTGGATCAAACTGCGCGGACAGACCGACACCATGCAGCTTGCCGGCCGCGTCGTGCAGGCTGCGCGGGAATTCAAGGCCGATGCGGTGTTTATTGATGGCGGCGGCGTGGGCGGCGGCGTGGTTGATCGCTGTCGGCAGCTCGGTCTGCACGTGATCGAAGTCCAGTTCGGCGGCAAGCCGGACCGCACGCCAATGGCCGACGAGGTGCACAACTACGCCAATAAACGCACCGAGATGTGGGGTAATATGCGCGAGTGGCTGAAAGGCGCCGCGATCCCTGCCGACGCCGAGTTGCGGACAGACCTGGAAGGCCCGGAATACGGCTTTGCCATGCGCGACGGTCGCGATGTGATCCAGCTAGAGCGCAAGGAGGACATGCAAAAGCGCGGGCTGGCCTCGCCCGATGACGGCGATGCGCTGGCGCTCACGTTCGCCTATCCGGTGGTTAAGGGGGTGAACGCTGGCAATGAGCCGACGGTGATGCCGACGGATTATGACCTGTATGCTTGAGTGTGCCGGCGTGGCGGCCACCGCTAACCGCTTGGTATGACTGGCCTGCAACAGAAAGGTCAGCTATGGGCGCGATGTTCAGCGGTGGTCCCAAATCCATTCCAGCGACGCCATCGCCGCCGACGATGCCGCAGGGCTCATCGACGTCGCCCACCAAAATGAGCCAAGAGCAGATGTTGCAGATGCAGCGGGCGGCAGCGCTCCAAGGAGGCACCGTCATGGGCAGCACGCAAGGCGGCGGCAAGGCGACCACCTCAAAGACGCTGCTCGGCCAGTGATCTCCTGGGAAACGCCGGTCGATGCGTTCAAGCCGCCGGCAAAGCGCGACTACTCCAAACTCACCGCCGCGTGCACCGCGCGTCTTACCGCACTCGAAACCGACCGCTATTCCTGGTGGCTGCACTGGCGCGACCTGGCTGAGTACATTCTGCCACGCCGCTACAAATGGCTCATCACCGCCAACCAGTTCAACCGCGGCTCCCCAATCAACCAGAAAATCATCGACGAGACCGGATCGATGGCCAGCCGCGTCCTGGCCTCGGGCATGATGTCGGGCATCACCTCGCCGTCGCGGCCTTGGTTTCGCGTCGAAATGCAGCAGGAGGAATTGAACGACGACGCCGAGGTCAAGCTGTGGAGCGACGAGGTCGCCAAGCGCATGCAGTTGGTTATGTCGAACAGCAACTACTACACCGCGAAGGCTGTGCAGTATTACGATCTGGCCGTGTTCGGCACCGCGCCGATGTTGATCTACGAGGACCGCGACAAGGTGATCCGGTGCTTCAATCCGTGCGCCGGCGAATATTACCTCGGAAACGGACCGAATTTCGAGATCGACACGTTCTACCGCAAATTCACCATGACGGCCGCGCAGGTGGTCGGCGAGTTCGGTATCGATGCAGTCTCGATGTCGGTTCGGCAGGCCTACGAGGGCACCGGGCGCGACATGGAAATCATCGTGGCGCACTCAATCGAGCCGAACGTCAACTACACCGGCGGCCTCGGTGTCGACACGTTCGGCGTCTCGAAGCGGTTTCGTTACCGGGAAATGTTCTGGGAATGGGGCGTCGGGCAGACCAGCGTGCTTCGCATCAAAGGCTATTTCGAGGCGCCAGGCTCGTTTCCGCGGTGGGACCTGGTCGGCAACGATGCCTATGGCCGCTCCCCTGGAATGGACGCGCTGCCATCGATCAAACAGCTTCAGTTGGAGAGCAAGCGCAAAGCCCAGGCGATCGACAAGCTCGTGAACCCGCCAATGACCGCCGGCCCGGGGATGAAGAACAACCCGTCATCGATCATGCCCGGGGCGGTCACGTATCTTGCCCAGGCCGGCGACGAGTTTAAGCCGGCCTACCAGTTCAATCCGCCGCTCGAGGAAATTACCGCCGACATCCAGGACGTTCGGGCGCGGATCAAAGAAACGTTCTTCAACGATCTGTTCATGATGATCAGCCAGCTCGACACGGTGCGCACCGCAACCGAGATCGATGCGCGGCGCGAAGAAAAACTGATCCAGCTCGGCCCGGTGCTTGAGCGTTTCCAGAACGAAGGCTTGGCACCCGACATCGAGCGCATCTTCGGTATCATGACCCGCAACGGGCTGATCCCGCCGCCGCCGCAGAAGATCGCCGGCGCGGAAATCAAGATCGCCTACGACTCGATGCTCTCGCAGCAACAGCGCGCGGCGCAGACCGGCTCGATTGAGCGGTTTTGGGCCACGGTCGGCAACCTCGCCGGCGCGGTGCCGGATGTGCTCGACGTGCCGAACTGGGACGAGGGACTGGAAGAATACGCGGATATGCTGGGCATTTCACCCAAACTGCTGAACGATCCGGCGAAGATCGCGCAGATGCGCCAGGCCAAGCAGGCGGCCCAACAACAGCAAGCGGCGATGCAGCAGAGCTTGGCCTTGGCGCAGGGTGCGCAGACGATGAGCCAGACGCCTGTCGGGGGCGGCGCGAATGCGCTGCAGGCGGTGCTGCAGGGTGCTGGTCAGTGATGACCGCCTGGGTTTTGGTGCGCGATGGCGGCCGGTTCTATGGCGGCGATCAGTGGGTGACGGAGCTTCACATGGCCGCCACGTTCGCGGCCGCACACGAAGTGCACGACGTCATCCGCGAACGAAAGCGCGATGCGAGCCCGATGTTTTCGGAACGGCGCACCTATAGCGCAAAGGTTGTCGGCATCGATGATGACGGCAGGCTGAAGGAGGGAGCGTTTGTCTGAAAACCTGCCGCCACCGCCCGAAAGCCTGCCGCTCGGCGATATCGAAATGCCCGAAGGCGTCTACAACGCCGCCAACCGCACCGACGTGAACAACAGCCGCAAAGCGCAGAAGATTCGCGAACTCGGTAAGGACGAGGCGCTGCGCACGCTGCTCGGCACGAAATATGGCCGCGTCGTGATTTACGACATCCTCAAATTGGCTGGCATCTGGTCCGCCGCTGGCAATCCAATGCCATCCGCCACGCGCGGCAACAGCGAGGCGCTGTGGTTCAAGGAGGGCGCTCGGCAGCTTGGGATCGAGATCAACACCATGGCGTGGCGGGCGTCGCGCGCCGGCTATAAGTTGATGCTAGACGAAAACCAATGAGGTAAGTCTTGACCACCGAAGCCGCAGCCGCGGCGCCCGGTGGGGTTACGAGTACGGAAGCCGCCGCCGCCGCCGCCGCTTCCGCAGTCGCAACCCCACCGCCGGCCGCAGAGACCGCCGCCGCCACCCAGGCCGCACCTGCGCCGGGTGAGACGCTGTTGGCGGGCGATGCCGCGAAGCCGGCCGAGGGCGCAGAGGCCCAGGCAACAAAACCTGCGCCGGACTATGCCGCATTGAAATTGCCCGACGGCTTCGACGCGGCCGATCCGCTGCTCGAAGCCTTCAAGGGCGTCGCCGGCGAGCACAAGGTTTCGCCGGAAGTCGCCCAGGCCATGATCGACAAGGTGTTGCCGGGCCTCACGAGCCAAATTCAGGCTCTTCGTGATGAGCCGATCCGCCTTGCTTCGGCACGACTTCAGGAGTGGGAAACCGCTGTCCAGGCTGACCCCGAGATCGGTGGCGCCAAGCTGGCAGAGGTCAAAACCAACGTTGCGCGAGCGATGGCGCAATTCGGCAACCCTGATGAAATTCGCGCAGCCCTCAATGAGACCGGCGCTGGAAGCAATCCCGTTCTCATCAAATGGCTCAACAAGCTCTCGGCCGCCGTCGGCGAGGGGAAAGCCGTAACCGGCAACCCCGCTCTGCCAAAGGCCGGCCCAGCTCAGCGCATGTACGAAAAATCCCTCAGCCAGGTCGCAGGCTAAACCCTACCTCATGAAGGCTTGAAAAAATGGCTGTTCTTTCCTCAAACTTTTTGACGCTGGCCGATCTGGCGGCACAGCTTGACCCCGACGGCAAGCCCGCAGTCGTGATCGATTTGCTTTCGCAGTCGAATCCGGTCGTGATGAACATGCTCTGGACGGAGGGCAATCTGCCGACCGGCCATAAAATCACCCAGCGCACCTCGCTGCCGCAGGGCACGTGGCGCGCGCTCGGGCAGGGTGTGCAAAGCCAGAAGTCCACCACGGCGCAGATCACCGAGTCCTGCGGCATGCTCGAAGGCGTGTCCGAGGTCGACGTGAAGCTGGCGGAACTCGGCGGCAACCCGGCGTCGGTGTTGATGAACGAGGATATGGCGTTTGCCGAGGGCCTGACCCAGCAATTCGCCACCAACCTGTTCTACGGCGACGAGGCGGTGCTGCCGAACTCGTTCAACGGCCTGTCCAAGCGCTATGGCTCGACCTCGGCCACCTACGGCGCGCAGGCGCAGAACGTGATCGACATGGGCGGTCAGAACTCGGTCAACACCTCGATCTGGGTGGTGACCTGGGGTGCGAACTGCACCGCTGGCATCTTTCCCAAGGGCACCGTGGCCGGGCTGCAGCACGAGGACATGGGGAAGGTGGTCAAATACTTCTCCGACGGTTCCTCGCTGGTCGTGTTTCAGAATCGCTGGAACTGGCAGTGCGGCATCGCCGTGGCAGACTGGCGCTATAACGTGCGCCTGGCCAACATCGACAGCACGCTGGTTGGCACCGGCACGTCCTCGCCGGATCTGATCCAAGCGCTGATTTCGGCGTTGTCGCTGCTGCCGACCGTTTACGGCGAAGCCAGCTACAACACCGACCCGACCAAGCCTTCGGGTGTCGTCGGCGGCGGGCGGACGGAAATCTACATGAACCGCACGGTCGCCACCGCGCTGACGGCGCAGGCGTCGTACCGGAAAAACATGTTCCTGATGCAGGATCAGTTTGCCGGCAAACCGCGGCTGTCGTTTCAGGGCATTCCGATCCGCATCACGGATGCGCTGCTCAACACCGAAGCGCGCGTCACCGCCGCGCAGCCCGTTTAAGGAGCCTGAAAATGATCCGCGATATCAACCTCAACTTCGATACGGCGCTGGCGATCGCCGTCACCGCTACGTCGACCAACGTCATCGACCTCGGCGCCAAGCGCGATCTTGGCCCCACGGAGCCGCTGGCCATTTCCGCCATCGTCACCACCGGGTTTGCCGGCGGCATCTCGCTTGCGGTTGCGGTGCAGGGGTCGCCGGACGACGCCACGTGGACCACGCTGCTCACCGGCGAGGCGGTTCCTGTCGCGTCGCTCGTCGAAGGCGCGCAGATTGCCAACTACGACGTGCCGCATGCCGATCCGGTCGGGTTGGCGCCGTACCGCTATCTGCGGCTCCAGTACATCGTGGTCGGCACCATGACCGGCGGCGCTCTGACGTCAGACCTCGTCAGCACGAAATCGTCGGTCACCAACTATCCGCCGGGCTTTGCCTACACCGCGCCGGCGGTGCAAACCTTTGTGACGAGCTAAGCCGATGGCGGAGATGCCCAAATACGAACTGACGCGCCCGGCGCATATCGCGCCCGCCCCAGGCCAGCGGGTGCAGTATTGCGACGCGGGGCGCCACATCCTGCATGATGGCGTCCCGGGCTTTCACATGAAGCCGCTCAACGATCCCGCCCGCGACGCCGTCAAAAAGGCGTTCGGGGGCAAGGAGCAGGTGGACCCGGCGGTAGTCGCAATCCAGGAAGCCGCCACCAAGAAATTCGATCCGAAAGACTAAGGGGCCGCATGGCCCAGACCGACCTGACGATTGCAAACCGAGCGCTCTCAGCGCTCGGGGCGCGTTCGGGTAGCCCCGGCACTACGTCGGCGATCTCGTCGTTCAACCAGAACTGCAACGAGGCCAGCCAGATCGCGCTGCTTTATTACCCGACCCGCGATGACCTCATGCGCGCCGCGCACTGGAATTTCGCCAAAAAAACCGCGCAACTCTCGCTGCTGAAATCAGCGCCCGGCACGCCGAACAATCCCAACACAGGCGTGCCGTGGAGCAACACGTTTCCGCCGCCGCCCTGGTTCTATGAATACGCGCTGCCGTCCGACAGCCTTAAAATGCGCCAGGTCAAGGTCGCGCCCAGTTATGCCGGAGGGACCGCCGTCGGCTATCCGGTGGGGATCGGGCCCGGCGCCATCGGCTATGGCGGCGCGCGCGGTTGGGATAAATTCGAGGTCGCCAGCGACGTCGACAGCAGCAACAACCAAATCCCGGTCGTGCTGTGCAACATCATGCAGGCGCTCGGCGTCTACACCTGCAAAATCGAAAACCCGGCGCTGTGGGACGCGTCGTTTCAGGAGTGCATGGTCGTGGCGCTCGCGGGCCGGCTGGCGATGGCTCTGACCGGCGACAAGCAGCTTGCACAGATGCTGATCCAGCAGGCCGGCGCCTATGTGCAGCAGGCGCGCGTCTCGGACGGCAACGAGGGAACCACCAACGTCGACCACATCCCCGACTGGATCGCAATTCGCGGATTTCAGGGCGACTGGTTTGACGGCGGGGCGTATATCGCGGGGTGGGACAGCCCGGCTTGGCTGGGGCTTTAAGCCTTGGGTCAGCCCGTCATCCAGACCGGATTCACGGCGGGCGAGATCGCGCCGGCCGTCTTCGGCAAGGTGGACATCGACGCCTACCATGTCGGCGCAACCACGATGCGGAATTTCTTCGTCGATTACCGCTCCGGTGCCAGCACGCGCGCCGGCACGCTTTTCGTGGGGCCCGGTGGCGGAGATTATCCGGCGCCGCCGCGGCTGATCCCGTTTCGCTTTTCGACCACCGATGCGTTCATCCTGCTGATGAGCCAGGAGAACATCCGGTTCATCCAGAACGGCGGCCTGGTTCTTGAGGCCGCGAAGGACGTCAGCGCGGTCTCGCTGGCGAGCCCCTGCATCGTCACGGCGCCGAGCCACGGCTTTTCCAATGCGGACATGGTTTTCGCCGCGAATGGCAGCGGCCTGAACTGGCCGAGCGGCAACAATGCGTTCGATGGGCGCTTCTTTATCATCCGGGTCATCGACGACAACAATTTCGTGCTGGTCGATTGGATCACCGGCAACGGCATCGATTCCACCACGTGGAGCGCTTATGGCTCTGACGCGACCGTCTCCCGGGTCTATACCATCGGCACGCCGTACCAGCTTGCCGACCTCCGTCTGATCAAATACGCGCAGAGCGGCGACGTGATCACCTTCACCCATCCGAGTTACCCGCCGGCCGATCTGGTACGCAGCACGGACACGGACTGGACCTATACCCCGATCACGTTCGGCTCTTCGCTATCGCCCCCTTCAGGGCTTGCGATCGAAGGGCAGGGCGGCGATGGCGGCGCGCAAATCTATTCGATCAACTATGCGGTCACCGCCTACAATGACGCGACACAGGAAGAAAGCGTCGCCTGCGCCGAAATCCAGGTCGGCAACGAGGCGTTGGGGACGATCAACGGGTCTGGCCGGGCGCCGACCAATTACCTCACATGGGACGCTGTCACCGGTGCCACCCGCTACAACGTCTATGCCGAAAACGCCAAAGCCTATCAGCCGCCTTCGACCGCCTGCACGGTGCCGACCGGGGTGTTGGGCTATATCGGGCAAAGCCAGATCACATCGTTTACAGACACCAACATCGAGCCCGATTTCAGCCAGTCGCCGCCGATCCACTTCAACCCGTTTTCCGGCACAGGCGCCAATTCGCTGACGATCACCAGTCCGACGCTCACCAACCCGCCAAGCTATCTGGGGCTGCTGTCGCCGATCGTGGCATTCTCCGGCGGCGGCACCGTCGAGCCCACCGCCAGCGTGCGGCTATCCACCGACGGCTGGGGCAATATCCTGGGCGGCGGCGCGTCGATCCAGATCACCAGCCCCGGGGATGGACTGCCCGCCGACGGTGGCAATTTCACCGTGCAGGACGCGCAGCCCGGGCCCGGCAGCGGTTTGGTGTGCGATTTCGAGCTGAATTTCGATACCGACGCGCTCACCAGTCGGTGGCGCATCAGCAATGCCTGTCTCGCATCAGCCTTCTCCGGCGGGTCCGGCTACCATCCGCTGCTGAACAGCCAGCTTGCCGGTGGCGTCTCCGCGAATGCCCTGAACGGCGTGCCGGCCGTGCCGGCATCGGCCTATAACAGCGGCACGCGGCTCGGCACCGGCTATCTGCAGGGCGGGGCCGTCACCGTGCGGTTCGCCTATAGCGGCAGCACCGCGGCGGATTGTTACGTGCAGGGCAGCATCCAGCTTATCAGCGGCCAGGCGTCGGGCATGTGCGACACCCTCGACAGCGATCAGAGCGGCACCGCGCCGACAACCTACACCTGGTCGATCATGTACGATGACATGGTCGCGAACATTGTCACGATCACCGGCAGCGTCACTGGGGGCGTCCAGGGGGCGCGCACCACAACGCAGGTGGCATATGCGAGCTACACGCCGCCCGAGGACGGTTATGGGCCAACGCCTTATGTCGTCGGTGGCACCACGCATGCCTTCGCCGCCTCGAATTTCACCAATTCGGTAGAAGTGCAGGGCACATACACCGTCACCAGCTCCGACAACTATCCGGGCGTGGTGTGCTATTTCCAGGGCCGCAAGGTCTTTGCCGCGTCGCTGCAGGATCCGCAGACCGTCTGGATGTCGAAGCCGAACCTGTTCCAGAACATGGATTATTCGGTCCCGGCCGAAGATGACGACGCGATCGACATCACCATCAACGCCCAAGACTTGAGCACTATCGCGCACGCGACGCCGATGTCGGCGGGGTTGGTGCTCCTGACCGCAGACGGCGCATGGCAGGTCACCGGCGGGGGGCTGTATGAGCCGGTGACGCCGGCGTCGGTAAATGCTCAGCCCCAGGCATTTTCCGGCGCCTCCGATCTGCAGCCGCTGCGCATCGGGTACGAGCTGTTCTATGTCCAGGCGCGCGGCTACGCGGTGCGGAAGTTGTCATATAATTTCTACATCAACACGTACACCGGAACTGACGTTTCGGTGCTTTCGGCGCATCTTTTCGATGGCCGGCAGATCGTCGAATGGGCTTGGGCCGAGCAGCCGTTCTATAACATCTGGTCGATCCGCGATGACGGGGTGGCGCTGTCGATGTGCTATCTGGCGGAGCAACAAATTCAGGGCTGGGCGCGGCACGATACGCAAGGCTATTGGCGCTCGGTCGCCTCGATTCCGCAGCAAAGGGCAACGGTCGTATGACCTTGGCGACACCCGCAATCGTCCAGCAATCGTTTGCCCAGGCACTGACCGCACCGGCGACCTTGACGCTGCCCAATCCGGTCACGGTCGGCAATTTGTTGCTGATGCTGGGCGTGGGTGGCGGCGGCGGCCCAGCCGATGATGCCTTTGGCTTTGGCGGGACAAATCCCTCCGGCTGGTCGAATTTGATTCACAGCACCACGGATTTCGTAGGTTTGGCGGTTTATACGAAGCTTGCCACCGAATCGACGCCGCCGGTGCTGACCGTTCCGTATGCTGGCACCTCGACCCAGGCCGTGGTGATTTTCGAGATTGAGACCTCTTCTACAATTACGCCGATCAACCCCAATGTCAGCGTCAATGAATTTCAGATTTCGGCGGGGCCAAACGGCGCCGCAACGAGCGTCGCATCGCTTTATCTGGGCTTGGCTGTCGACAGCACCACGGGTCTGACCTACGTGGGCGAAGACGGCACGACATGCGGACAGACGGTGGCGGGCGTAAATCTTTTCGAATCTTACAGCTATACCGGCGTCGTCGTCAGTGGAACCTCGGCAGAGCCGTTCACATTCAACTGGCAGCAATCCGCGGTTGGTGTGTACGAAGCCAACGTTGGAGGCTTGTTTGGCGTCCAGCTTTCGCCCGGCATGGTGCCGACGCCGACACCAGGCACGGCCAGTTCGGAAACCAACAGCGAGGATTTTGTCTATTTCGTCGCCGAGCGCGTGACGATCCGCGACGGTGTTCCCTACCATTATTATACCGTCGAGATGATGGCCTCGCGCTATTTCGGCGGCAATTTCGCGCAGGCCAAGCCGTCCGAGGTCGAGAACGCTTATTGCGTCGACGCCGGCCGCCAAATCCTGCCCGGCAACCCGGCGGCCGATTTGTGGATTACCCTCGAAAACCAAGGCGCCATCGGCTCGGTCGACGTCGTGACCGGCGGGTCCGGCTATCCTTCGCCTCTGCTTGGGCAAATCGTGGACCTCAACGGGCCGGGCGCCGGTGCGACCGTGTCGATCACCGTCACCGCCGGCGTCATCACCGCCATCGTTGTCGACAGCGCGGGCTCTGGCTACGTGCAGCCGGAGATCCAGCTTGCCGCCAGCAGCGGCGCGGGCGCGGTTCTGACGCCGCTGGTGAGCAACACCTGCTCGATTTACGCCGACGCCGCGGTGTGGGCATCCGGCAACGTCGGCGACGTCATCCGCGCCAGCGGCGGCAAAGCCCAGATCGTCACCGTATCCAGCCCGCAGGTCGTGCAGTGCAACGTCCTGCAGCCGTTCACCGCCTTTATGCCCAACACCCAGCAGGTAGCGCCGGCGCCCGCCGGTTATTGGTCGGAGGGCGCGCCGGCGGCGATGGTCGGATATCTCGATCATCTTGAAGGGCAATCCGTCGTGGGCCTGGCCGACGGCGATGTGTTCGGCCCCCTGACCGTCACCGACGGCGCAATCAGCCTGCCGACGCCGGCTTCGCTGATTTCGGTTGGCCTTGGCTACACCGCCCAGCTTCAGACGCTGCGGCTGGACCTACCGGGTGGTGGCACGATTCAGTCCAAGCGCAAGAAGATTTCTGCGGTCAACGTGCGGGTGCAGGACACCCAGGGGCTTTACGTCGGGTCGCGCTGGGACATGCTCAAGCCGATCATCCCCGCCGGCTATGTCGCGAGCAATAATCCGGTGCCGTTCTCCGAGGGTGGCGGCGTGCAGATGACCGCGTATCTCGGCATCTACGGCGAGACGACGGTCCGGTTTGAGGACCAGCGCATCAACATGGATCCGTCATGGAACCCTGACGGCCAGGTGTGCATCCAGCAATCGAACCCGCTGCCCGCCAGCGTGCTTGCTGTGGTGCCGGAAGTCACGATGGGCGACACGTGAACCTCGTGCTGATCCGGGCCGCCAAGGAGAGCGATGTCGCGCGGCTCGCCCCACGGCTGCGGCCGGAAGATCGTCAGGAGTGCTTGGCAGTTGGCCGCGATCCCGGCACCATGATCGCACACAGCTTGGCGGCGTCGCATGAGGCGTTTGCCGCCGAGCGCGATGGCCAGATCATCGCCATGTGGGGCTTCGGCGCGGTCGGCTTGTTCGGCGAGGCCGAGGCGTGGCTCCTGACGGCGCCGGAGATCGAGCGGCACAAACGGCTTTTTCTGAAGCTCAACCGCGATTTTATCCGGGACATTTTTCGGTTTCACGACAGCATCATCTGCCACGTGCACGCGGATTATTGCCGCGCCGTCCGGTGGCTGGCGTGGCTCGGCTTTCAGCCGGTCGGTACGGTGACTGTCAACGGCGCCGCGTTTTTGCAGATGCGCCTGCGGAGACAATAAAGCATGAACGGGTTGCCGCGACACTGCGCAGATCGGATGCCCGGCGTCTGTTTTGGCCCGCTGCTGCTCGGCGCCATGGTTGTCGGCACCGCGGCGGCCGCAGTCGGGTCGTATTCCCAGGCTCAGTTTCAGGCCGGGGTGATGAAGCAAAACGCCAAGATCGCGACGCAAAATGCCGGCATCGCCGCCACCCAAGGCCAGCAGCAGGAATATGAGCAGTCGCTGAAAACCCGGGCCGAGGTCGGCCAGCAGAAAGCCACCCAGGCGGCGAACAACGTCACCGGGCCGTCGGCGGCGAACGTGGTTGCCGGCACCCAGCAGGCGGGCGAGCTCGATCAGTCGAACCTGAAATTCAACACCATGGCGCAGATCAGCAACTACAACACCCAAAGCCAGCAGGATATGACGCAGTCGAATTCTTTGAAGGCGGCGGCGCCGATCAACGCGTTTTCGACGATCCTGGGGGGCGCGAGTTCGCTCGGCAGCACGTGGCTGAAATTCCAGCAATTTGGATCGCCTGGGTTTGGGTTGGTTAATGGCTGATGCCGACAGTCCCTAACTACGCCTTTGCCGACACCCAGCCGGATGCGAAACTTGCGTCGCTAAATCCGGACGCCGGTACGGCCGCCGACCAAGCCGTCGCCGGCCTTGGCGATACCGTACAAAAAGGCGCGGACCAGCTCACCGACACCGCCCTGCAGCTTCAGCAGACCAAGGACCAGGCCGACGCCTACAATGCCGTCAATCAGATGGACGCGGCAAAGCGCAACATCCTGTTCGGGCCCCAGGGCTATTATTCGCTGCAGGGCAAGGATGCGGTCGATGCCTATCAGCCCACGCTCGATAAGCTGAACGCGCTGCAAAAGCAGTATGCAGGCACCCTGAGCAACCCGTTTGCCCAGCAGGTCTATAACCAGACCTCGTCCTATATGCTGAACCGCGAAATGGATTCCATGGCGCAGCACTCGGCCCAGGAGACGATCACGTATCGAAATGGGTCGATCAACGGCATGATCGATTCCGCCGTGCAGAACGGTGCGCTCAACTACAACAACCCGACGATGACCGATGCGGCGATCCACACCTCCATCGACGGCGCCCGGCAACTAGCGCAGAGCGAGGGGCTTTCACCCGATGCGACACAGGATTTGGTGACGAAATCGACCTCGCAGGCAGCGGCCGCGATCTTGGATGCCGCGATGGCAAAGGACCCGGTCGCGGCCTCGAAGCTCTATGACCAATACAATTCGGCCGGCTATCTTGACGCCGCCACGTCCGCAGAGGTTGGCGCGCGCATTCGGCGGGCCACCATGCCGGGCGTGATCGCCAACATCAGCGATGGCGTCCTTGGCATCGGCCATACCTTCATCAGCAGCGATCAGGCAAACCGGCAATGGCAGGTGGAGAGCGGCGGCCAGCAATTCGGCGCAGATGGCCAGCCCCTGACGTCGCCCAAAGGGGCCGTCGGCGTTGCGCAGCTTTTGCCGGACACGGCGAAGATGGTGGCGCAGCAGCACGGCATTCCGTTCGATCCTGTGAAACTGGCCAACGATCCGGACTACAATAAATCGCTTGGCACGTTCTACATGAACGATTTGATGGCGAAATTTAACGGCAACTACCCCGTTGCCTTGGCGGCCTATAATGCGGGACCGAACAATCCTGGGGTGATGCACTACGCCGCCACCGGCGATATGTCCCAGCTTCCACCCGAGACGCTCAAATACGTCGAAGACATCGCCGGCCCGAGCCTGTCCAGCCCGCAACCGTCTGCGGTGGGAATGAACATGGACGATCTGGGCGCCAAGCTGCCGGCGCTTATGCAGCAGGCATCCGATGCCGCGACGGCGATGTACCCGGATCAGCCCGACGCTGGCGACCAGGCGGCGCAGCGCGTGCTGGCGGATTATTCCAAGCGAAAGCAGGCCTATGACGATGCGCAGAGCGGTTCTTTCAACATCGTGCAAAGCGCCATCATGCAGAACAAATTCACCGATCCAGGCCAAGTCCAGGCGATGGGCGGCGATGTGGCGACGGCTTATGCAGACCTCGACCCGGAGCATCAGCGCAGCGTCCTGGCCCTGATGAAGCACAATATTCCGGGCCAGGATACCAAATGGACGCCGCAGGGGCAGCAGACCATCGACCAGCTTCGCGGGCTTTACTACACCAACCCGCAGGCGTTCGCGAAAGTGAACCTGCTTTCTCCGCAGATGCTCAACCTCATCCCGCAGGACCAGATTTCGGAATTGTCCAATCTTCAGGCGCAAACCGCCTCCGCCGGCGCGCGGGGCATCTCGCCAAGCGATATGGAAGGCGCTCTTGGCTATGTTGCGCCGATGCTGGTGAGTGCTGGCGTCGGCGTGAAGGCTGGAAAGATCGACAAGGACGATGCCGGCTATCAGCAATTCGCTGGCGTGTTCGGCCAGGACGTCGAGGCGTTCTACGCGAAAAACAACCGGATGCCAGACGTCTCGGACTTGCGCGCAATCACCCAGCGCCTACTCGTCCAAGGGACCGTCGCCGGCAGCGGCGGGATGTTCTTTGGTCCCAAGGCGACCCGGCTTTACCAGCAGGAGGGCGCTGGCGGCGATATCTCGAAATTCCAAGCCGACATTCCGGCGCCGGCGCTGCAGGCGATCAACACCGCCTACGCCAAACAAAACGGCGGGCGGTTGCCTGACGTGGCGACGGCGACGCAAATCTACCTCTCGACGCTCGGGCCGCAATAATGGCCGACACGCCGCCGGCCGATGCGCCCGCCGCACCTGCGCCGCCGGATTGGGACAGCGTAGTCGGCAATTTCATGTCCGACCGGCAGGGCCAAGCCAACGGCAATCTGACGGCGGCGCAAGGCGTGGATCCCGACAAGGCCGCTGCCGCGCGGGTGCTGGCGCCGGTGCTGAACATTCCCGCCGCGGCGATGGAGGATGACCCGAAATTCTGGCAGGATCAGTTCACCCAGCGCACCAATCGCGCGACGGTCGGCACCGACGCCAACCTCGCGTCATGGCTGGCAGCGACGCCCGACAACGCGAAACTGGCCAGCGACGACATCCAGAACTTGGGCGTCATCGGGCGCTTCGCGCGGGGCTTCAACGAAGCGACGCTGCAAAGCCAGGCCAATCAGATTGAGGCATCCGAGGGCGCGCACATCGCGTCGCCGATGCAGATGGATTTCCTGCAGACGCTGAAGGAGCAGCTTGGCCAGTACCAGGATGCCGACGCCGCGGCGGCCGCGCTGGCGCCGGCATATACCGGCCCGCGCGCGTCTCGGCAGTCGATGCTCGGCCCCCCGCCCGCGACGCCGGGCCAGAACCCCAGCCCGACCATCGGCGACTTCGCCCAAGGCGCTGGCGGGTTTGCCTCGGGCGTCGTAAACACCGCGCCGGAAGTCGTGGTCGGCGCCGGCACCGGCGCTGCGCTGGGTTCGCTGGCGGGCGGCGTCGGCGCAGTTCCGGTCGCCATCGGCGGCGCCGGGCTCGGCCTCGTCACCGGGTTTGCCGGCCAGACGGCGGTCGATACCTATGGCCAAACCTACGACACTCTTGCCAACGTCACGGACAAGCAGGGCAAGCCGGTTTCGGAGATCACGCGCCAGTCGGCGGCACTGGTCGCCGCCGGCTTGTCCGGCGCACTGGCAACCGTCGGCGGCGGCGAGTTGTCGCCGTTCATCCGCGACGTCGCCACCGAAGCCGCGACGCGCCCGGCGCTTTCTGCCGCGTTGGGACAGTTCGCCAAGAGCACGATCAAATCCGGCCTGACCGGGGCGTTTGTGAATGGCGGGATGGGCCTTGTGCAAACGCTGGCGCCGCAGGTGGCCGAAGCCGTCACGTCGCCGGACTTCCAGACCGTGTTCAACGATCCGGCACAGCGCGCCGCGCTGGTGACGCAAACCGTCGATCAGATGGAACAGGGTGCTGCTCTGTTCGGATCGCTGCACGTGCCGATGGCGGGCGTTTCGCTGCTAGCCGATGCGGCGCGGGCCGACGCTGCGACCCGTGCGCTGCAGTCCTGGCAAGGTATGCAAAGTGCGGCCGCCGGCTCGAAGCTGCGCAACCGGGCGCCCGACGCCTTTTCCGCGCTGATGGACACGTACAATGGCGGCGGATCGATCTTCGTGCCGGGCGAACGGCTGCAGGATCTGTACCAGGGCATTCAGTCGCACCCCGGCGCGCCGAACGATCCGTTCGCCTTCGTGCCGGACATTGAAGCGCAGATGTCGCGCGCCAGCTTGACGGGCGGCGATGTGGAAATTCCGATCTCCGATTTCACCGCGCACCTCGCCGGCACGCCGATCGAGCAGCAGCTACGCCCCGACATCCGGTTCAACGAAGACGGCATGACCATGCGCGAGGCGCTGGATTTCGACGCGCAGACAGCCGGGCATCAATTCGAGCCGATTGATTTGTCGCAGACGCAGCACATGCAGGACGTGGAGGACGTCAAACAGGACGTGCTCGACCAGGCGCGCAACGTCGGGATGACGGCGGATCACGCCGAGCAAGTGGCGACCCTGGTGTCCGAGCGCTACGGCGCCCGCGGCGCGCGGCTCGGACAAAGCCCTCTTGAGTTGTACAAGTCGGAAGGCATCCAGATGACGCGCGATCCCGGCGTCGTCGCCGGGCCGGCCCAATACACCGGAATTGACGAGGCGATCGACGCTCTGCGCCGTGGCGACATCGGGCCGACGGACAAGCAGCTTTACGGCGACTCTCTGGTCGATTTTCTGACCAAACGGGGCGGCATCAAAGACGATGGCGGCGAACTGGCCGCACTCGGCGTCAAGGGCAAGCTGATCAATCCGAAGGGCATGAGCCTTGATGAAGCGGTTGCCGCGGCGTTTCAGCCGGGCGCATTCGACAAGGCCGGGCAGGGCTATTTTCCGGACCACACCGAGGACAGGCCGCCCGACCGGAACGATCTGCTCGACGCAATCCAAGGGGGTCCGCGATACCTCACCCCTTCCACGGACACGCTGAAGAAGGCGCAGTTTCGCGACACGGTCCGGCAACTTGATCAGTTTTTGAACGAGCGCGGGATAGACATCAAAACCGCCAGCAATTTAGACATCAAAACCGCCCTTGATCAGACGCTAAACCAGCCCGACGGCGCTGCCGGCGCGCGCGGGTCTATCTCAATGGGCGAGGGCCGGCGGATCATTACGTTGTTTCGCGATGCCGACCGCTCCACGATCCTGCACGAGCTTGGGCATCAATGGCTCGACGAGGCGCTACGCGATGCTGAACGCGAGGATGCGCCCCATGAGATGCGCGACGATGCCGCCACGCTGCGCAAATGGCTGGGGCTTAAGGACGGCGAAAAGGCCAGCGTCGAAGCCCACGAGAAATTCGCTCAGGGGTTCGAGCAATACCTGATGGAGGGCAAAGCGCCCTCGTCGGCGCTGCGGCTGGCGTTCCAAAAATTCGCGCTGTGGCTGACCCGGATTTACCGAACCATGGCCGGTCTGGGCGCGCCCATCAACGACCGGGTGCGCGGCGTGATGGACCGCCTGCTGGCGACGGACGATGCAATCGAGGATGCGCGGAGCGGGCTGGCGATCAAAAACCCGCTTTTCCGGACGCCCGAGGAAGCGGGCATGACGGTGGGCGAATTCGCCGCTTACACCGGCATGATGCGCAAAGCCGAATCCGCTCAGTACGAGCGCGTGCTGCGCCGCGCGTTGCGCGTCGAGGAAATGAAGCGCAAGGCCGAATGGAAGCAGGCGCAGGACGAGGCGCGGCCCGGCATCGAAAAGCAGGTAAAGTCGCGCCCGGTCCTGCAGGCGTGGAAGCTTCTGGCGTCGGGCAAGGACATCCTCGACCCGTCCAAGGACGTGATGGGCGGAAAGCTGTCGCTGGCCGCGGTGAAAGAAATTCTGGGACCGGCTTACGCCCGGTTTCCGCGTGGGCTGACCGCCGAAGACGGGATGCACCCCGACACGCTGGCGCCGGCGCTGAGCTACGCCAGCGGCGAGGACATGCTGCGCGATCTAGTCAACGAGAACGTCGGCCGCGAAAACGCCGCCATGCAGCTCGGCAAAAAGCTGGGGTTCGACGCCTATGTATCGCGGCTTGTCGACCAGGCGCTTGATCAGCATCTTGAAGAACGGTTCGGCGATCCGCTGCAGGACGGCACGCTCGAAGAGGCCGCGGCACAGGCCGCGCACAACGAAAGCCAGCGCGACGTGATCGCGGCGGAAATGCGCCAGCTCGCCAAACAGGTCGGCGCGAAACCGCCCTACTCAATCAAACAGGTGGAGGCCTGGGCAAAATCGAACCTGGCCGAGACCGCGATGAACAAGGCGACAAGGGTCGGCATGTACCGTCGTGCCGAGGCAAAGGCCGGCCGCGACGCCGAACGCGCGCTGCTGCGCAAGAATCCGGTGGAGGCGTTCAAGGCCAAACAGCGCCAGATGATCGCGCACGCCTTTGCCACCGAGGCGCAGCGGTTGCAGGACACGTGGCAGAAAACCACCACCTATTGGCGCAACGTCGCCCGCCAACCGACGCGTGCCGGGACCGCACAGCCGTTTCTCGACCAGGTGCACGGCATTCTGGATCGGCTCGGCGTGCCGGTGAAACGCGACGCCGGAGAACTGGCGCGGGGCCTCAAAGGCAAGCCGCTGGATGGATTTGTCCGCGATCAGGCCGCAGCCGGGTACGATTTGTATGTGCCGGATTTCCTGCGCGACGGCACGTTCAAGGGCTTCTACGGCGAATTGACCGCCGATCAGTTTGAGGGCGTGCGGGACGCTGTGACGTCGCTGCTGACGGCCGGGCGGGCGCAGGAGCAGGTGACGCTGGATGGCAAGCGCGTGGCGCTCGCCGATCTGGTCGACGAGGCGGTCGATCGCATGATGGCGCTCCCGGATCGCGCGCAAAGCAACCGGCTGCGACCCGACCGCATCCTTGATGTGCGCGATGTGCGAGGCGCCATGCACGCCATGGCGACGTTTGGGCGCCAGGTGGATGCTTCGCTGCTGAAGATTGAGCAGATGTTCTCGCAGCTCGACGGCGACACGCGCGGACCGTTTCTGCGGTTGTTTGACCGCCTGAAGGAGGCAGAGCACGCCGAGAAAGATCGGTTGGAAGGCATCGCCGGGGATTGGCGGGCGATGAAAGCGACGATGCCGCCAGGGTGGGCGAAATCGCTGCGCCAGCGCATGACGATCCCGGAATTGATCAATCCGGACACTGGCAAGCCTTTCGAGATGGACCGCAACGAGTTGATCGGCATGGCGCTCAACGTCGGCAACACCGGCCCGACATCGAATTTCGAGAAGCTTATCAAGGGGTTCGGCTGGGACGGCGATATCGTCATGCGCGTCCTGCGCCAGCGCATGACGAAGGCCGATTGGGATTTTGTTCAAGGCGTCTGGGATATTTTCGAGAAGATGACGCCGGACATCGAGGAAATGCACCGGCGCGTCACGGGCGTCGGCTTTCCGCGCGTCGAGGTCAACCCGATCGAGACGCCGCACGGCATCTACCGCGGCGGCTATTTCCCGGTCATCTATGACGCCGGCAGGGCCAAAACAGCCAAGGGTGCCGAGGCTGGCCTGTTCGAGCCGACCTTCTACCGCGCCACCACCAGTAAGGGTCACACCATCGGCCGCGTCGAGTATAGCGCGCCGCTGAAGCTCGGCCTTGATCAAATTCCCTACAAGATCAGTCAGGTGGTGCATGATCTGACCCACCGGGAAGCGATCATGGATGCGTGGAAATTCCTGAACCGGCCGGAAATCACCGGCGCTGTTAAGCAAAAGATGGGTCCGGAATATGCCGGCCTGTTCAATCCCTGGCTTCGCGATCTCGCGAACAATGCCAACACCGACGACAAAAGCCTGCAGTGGATGGACAACGCCATCCGGCGGGTCCGACTCGGCACCTCGGCCGTGCAGATTGGGTTCAGGGCCACCACCGTTCTGAAGCATTCGCTCTCGGCGCTGTCGAATTCCATCGGCGAGGTCGGCGGTCCGCAGCTTATCCGCGCCAGCCGGGACGTGTACGGGCCGAACGGCAAGGCGATGCGCGACATGATCCTGGAAAAATCCGGCGAAATGCGGCACCGGATGGAGAATATCGACCGGGATGCACGCGAAAGCCTGAAGGCGTTGATGGGCGAGGCGGGGTGGATTCAGCAGGTGCAGCGCCTCGGGTTCTATCCGGTGGCGGCGATGGACATGGGTACTGCGGTCCCGACATGGCTGGCGGGCTACCGGCGGGCTCTGGAGGGTGGCGCCGGCGATGATGAGGCGGTGAAGGCGGCTGATCGCACGGTGCGGTTCGCCCATGGCTCGGCTGGGGCCGCTGATCTGTCCGCGATCCAGCGGGGTGCCGAATGGCAAAAAGCCTTGACGATGTTCTACGGCTTCTTCAACCATATGTATAACCGGGAGCGGGCAACCGTCGTTCTGGGCAAGCGCGCGGTCCGATCAGCAAAGGCGGGTGACTATGTCGGTGCACGACGTGATTTCGTTGCTGTGGCTGGGCGCAGCCTCTATTATTTGCTTGTCCCGGCCATGGTTGAATCGATGGTTTCGGGGACAACCAGCCCCGAACAAGAGGGTTACTTTGAGTGGGGGGCGAAGGCGATCGTAGGCCAAGTCGCCGCCGGCATTCCGCTCGTGCGCGACCTCGCGACATCGGCGCTTGAGGGCTACAGCTACGAGGTGACGCCCTTGCAGCAGCCGGTCGAAGAGGCCGCCACCAGTGCCGCCGATCTGGCGAAAGTCGTCGGGCTGGATCAGGGCCAGGTTTCGGCCAAATGGCTGCAGCACGCCATCGACACGGTCGGTTATGCGACCGGATTGCCGGCGGGCCAGGCGGGCACCGCGGCGCAATATCTCTGGGACATTGGCAACGGCGAGGCCGATCCGCAGAACCTCGGCGATTTTCTCCACGGCCTGATGCACGGAGTGCCGATGCAGCATTGACGGCGTGGCGGCGTCCTGCCGCCGGTCGCTACTCTGCGCGCATGACATTGACCAATACGCAGGTCTCGGTGACGTGGGAAGGCAATGGCCTGACCACGACGTTTTCATACGGCTTCCCGATCCCGAACTCTTCCTATTGCGCGCTCGAATACACCGACACCGAAGGCAACGTGACGCCGATCGCGCCCTCGAATTTTTCGATCTCCGGCGCCGGAAGCGCCGCGGGCGGCACGATCACCTATCCTCTGACCGGGTCGCCGATTGCCGGCGGCACGTCGCTGACGCTGACGCGCAAGGTGCCCTACCAGCAGTTGTTCAAGGCCAACCCGCTCGGTCCGGTCTACGGCCCAGCGGTCGAAGCGGCGCTCGACTTCGTCGTGATGGAAATTCAGCAGATCGACGCCGTCACCGGGTTCTTGAATGTCGACGGCACGCTGGTCGACGAGATCAATTTCAGCGGCACCGCGGTCAACACCACGCTTTCGAATGGCACGCTTTCGGTGGTGATCACCGAACTGGTCGGCCCGCAGGGCGAAGAAGGGCCGCAGGGCTCCATCGGCGCGCAGGGCTCCATCGGCGCGACCGGTCAGCGCGGCTCGGATTGGTATCAGGGCACCGGCGCGCCTGGCTCGTTTTCCGGGCAGTTGCAGAACGATCAGTATCTCGACGGCACGACGGGCAATACCTACACGCTGGCCTCGGGCGGCACGTGGACGGAGCGCGGCAATATTCGCGGGCCGCAGGGGCCGGTCGGCAACACCGGGTCAGTGGGGCCGCAGGGCGCGCCTGGTACCAATGCCATCATCGTGACCGGCGGCACCGTGACCATGAGCGGCACGGCGTTCGAGCTCGAATTTGGGTCCGGGTTTGAGTTGAGCGAAAGCGGAACCGTCGTGTCGATTGCGGCGACGGGCACCTCGTCCGGTGGCATCGACGTGGTTTATGGCACAACATCATTGACCGCAGTTTCCGGATTGGTCATTGAGCCCGGCATCACAGCCACCGGTACGTCGGGCGGCCTTGTCACGCTTTCGGCCGCAGTGGGCGGCGGCGGAGTGCCGGCGCTTCCCTTTAGTGTTTCGAGTTTCACCGATATTTCTGGCGTCACACTTGTTTCTGCTTCAAATTCCATAATTATGAATACGCCGCCCGGAGGCAGTGGGTCGGGCAGCCAGCCTAACTGCACATGGGCATTTTTGCCTTTAAGCAGTTTTCCGCTGCCATTTTCGGTGCAAGCACTTCTTGATTGGCCCACTTACAATTTCGTGGGGGTTGGTATCGGCCTTAGGGACACGATCAGCGGCTATTTTCTAACCATTCAATCGATTTACAATACATTTAATAGCCCTGTAGCCTCGTATGCCGTTCGTGTGGATGGATGGTCCTCGCCCAACGATAATAGCACAAGCGCTGTAAATATTTTGTGCGGGTCAAGAATAAAGAACTTTCGTATTCGAGACGATGGGACCAACTATTATTTTGAATATGCACTTGATGGAGAAAACCCCAACTGGATTGTGGCATATTCAGGCGCGCATACAGCGCTCCTTCCTAACACGGCAACCGAGGTCGGCGTGTTTTTCCAAAATTGGGATAATGCCGGCGTGGGGCTCGAGATATCGGCGATCATCAGTTCGGTGCATTAAGTCGTGATAATTCCATAAAGAAAGGTTTTGCAATGTCATCGCACGATTGGATCGCCGGCGCCGTCAAACACAAAGGCGCACTCCGGGAAAAAGCCAAAAAGGCTGGCATGAGCACGCACGCTTTTGCCGAGGCGCACAAAGGCGATGGCGGCAAAACAGGCGCTCAGGCGCGGCTCGGCCTGACGCTCATGGGCATGCACGGCGGCAAGTCCGCCTCCGAGAAGATGCATGATAAGTCTTTGAAGAAGTAGCGCGCCGCCGCCGGCGTGGCGGAGCAAATTTGGCGCCGATATTGTCGGGTCAACCAGCGAAAGGCCCTTCCATGGATCGACCTGATTTTCCCGCTCTGGCGCGCGGTGGCATTTCCAACACGGCCAAAGCGCCGGTGCGCACGTCCGCGCTGCACGCAGCCGCGTCGACAGCGGGTGCCGGCGGCGCCGCCAGCGTGTCCGGCGGTGCTGCGACTCATGAGACGCCGGCTGAGAAGCTGACGGCCGACATTGCCGAGCTTCGTTCGATGCCTGTCACCATTGGCACGCTGAGCGGGTCGTTCTCGTCGTTGGTGATCACCAATTCCGGCGCGCCCGGTGCCGTGCTGGCCGGCGGCACTCTCACCATCAACCTCTGAGCGAAAGCGAAAATCCGATGCCCGAAGAACAGCGCCCCGCCTTTCCCGCCCTGGCCCCCGCGGCCCCGCCCGGCACGGCCGAAGCCACCGGCCAGGCCCAGGTAAATGTCGCGCCGCCGCTTCTGAGCGGCGTTGAGGCCGACGCGACCAAGGTCGAGTCCTACTTCCTGGCGCACCCGCTGATCATGTTCGGCACCGGCGCGCTGATCGGCGCATGTGTCGCCCTCGTGATCGTACACACTCTTTTCTGAGCCGTGGGCGTTGTCCGCGACATCTTCGCAGGCTCGGACGGCAAGGTCGATGAGCAGGCTCTCGTGTCCGTGCTCGGCTTCCTGCTTGGGTGCTTTTACCAGGGGTGGAGCGTGATCAAGCTTCAGCAGCCATTCGACGCCGGCGGTTTCGGCATGTTCGTCGGTGCGCTGGTCGGCGGAAGTTGCGCCGGGTTCGGCCTGCGCTCGGCATTTGCCGGCGGCTCCATTCCCATCCCCGTTCCGAAAGGTGGCGGCTATGACAATCCAAACTGATCTCATCGCCGGCCTCGCGGTCGGCCTCGTCATCACCGGCTTGGTTGGCGCGGTCGTTGTGGAACGAGCCCAGGTCAAGGCGGCGAACGCCAATACCGCGGCGGCCGAGACGCAGCTCACCCAGGTCGAGGCGATTAACGCCGCCAACGTCGCGGAGATCGCGAAGTTCAAGGCGAGTGAGGCGCAGGTGAACGCGGCCGCTACGCTGCTGGCCCAGGAGGTGGCGGCCGACCAGGCCGGCACGGATGCTGCTGTGAAGAAATACTCCGCCCTGGCGGGGCAGTCCGGCCAGGACGCCAAGGATGCGCCGGTGCTGTCGTCGTATTTCGCCGACCTGAGGGGGCAGAAATGAAGCGCTTGTGCATGGTCGCGGTTCTGTCTCTGGCCGGATGCGCCAGCACACCGCCGCCGCAGATCGTGACCAAAATCCAGTTCGTGCAGCCGGACATCCCTTCATCGCTGCTGACATGCGCGCCCGAGCCGGACGCGCCGGCGACGGATATGCAGGGGGATGCGGTGCGCTACATGGTGCTTCTGCGCGGCGCCTGGCTCGACTGCTCGGATCACCTCAAGGCGGTGGGGGCGGCCCTTGCTGATCCAGACCTGCAACCGGAAAAATAAGTGCCGCCTCGTGCTCCGCCCGGGGGAATCTCGGCCATCACACAACTGTCAGAACGGGTGACCCGTTTGGAAACCTGGGCCGATGGCAAGGAGCGCTTGGACAAGTTGCGGGACGAGCGCATCGAGGAACGGCACACCGAAACCCAAAAGAAACTTTCGTCAAACGGAGACCTGATGAACGAGGTCTTGGACGAAATCCGAAGCACGCGCACCGACAGCGCGATTGAGCTATCGGGCATCCGCGAGACGGTCAGGAAGATCGAACTGCAGACCGCCGACGACAGGGGTGCCGAGCGCGTTCGTAAAGGCATCCGCGGCGGCATTTTTCAAATTTTGCTGGCGGTGCTGAGCGGCGGCGTCCTGACGGCGGCAGGCAGGTGGATTCTTAAGATCTTGGGGGTTGGGTAAAAATGGACGATCTCGTAAAAGAAATGTCGACTTTGTTCCGCGATATTCGCAACTGGGAAGCCAAGAACGCGGTGCCGCCTTCCGGGCCGACAGATACGCAAATTGAGGATTTGGCCCGCTTGGCAATTCGCGCGGTGGTGCTGTTCAAGCGTGTCACCGCATGACCAATCCGGTTGAGACGGCCGCGAAGATGGCCGAGGGCTTCGAAGGCTTCCGCGCCGCGCCGTACCAAGACGTGGCCGGCTATTGGACCATCGGGTTCGGCTCCCGGTACGACATCAACGGCCAGCCAGTGACCGCCAACACGGCGCCGGTGACAGGGGCGCAGGCGGATCAGATGATGCGGCGCGATTTGCAGTCGGCGTTCGATGAGATTTCTCGTTCGGTAAAGGTGCCGATCACCGACAACCAGAAAGCTGCGTTCGCGGATTTCATCTACAACCTCGGTCCCGGAAACTGGGAGGCGTCGCGGCTGCTAAAGCTGCTCAATGCCGGGGATTATGCCGGTGCAATCGCGCAGATGGACCTATGGGACAAGGCCGGCGGGCAGGTTTATTCGGGACTGCTGCGGCGCCGGCAGGCTGAGACGGTCTTGGCAGAAACGCCGGACGCGCCTTAACCTCTTACGGCGATACACAAACCTTCTTGTCTATCGGTTTGGAGGGTTTTTGATACTCTAGCCTCATATCGTATCCTTTGCATCTGCGGCGGCCTCCTGGCGCATCCGCCAGTCGCGCAGCCAGTAAAAAAACTTGGTCCGACTGATGTAGGGTTTCAGCCGGCGGGCAATCTCGTTCATCTCCAAGGGGGGAACCTCGGCCAACAGTGCCAGCGCCTCGGCCTCGATCTCCGGCGTCATCTTGTCACGCCGCCCCGGTACAATCCCGCGCTCGCGGCTGGCTTTCTGGCCGGCCAGGGTGCGCTCTATAATCAAGTCCCGCTCCATCTGGGCAAAGCCCGCCAGAATCGTAATCATCAGCTTGCCTATTGCCGTGCGGCCGTCGAGGCTTTCCGTCAGGCTGATAAGCACTACGTCCCGGTCACTGAGGCGCTTAATCATCTCAAGCACGTCGATGACCGAGCGACCCAGGCGATCCAGCTTCCACACCACCAGCGTATCGCCGGGTCGTAGCGCCTTCATCGCCGCCCTCAAACCGGGCCGGTCGAACTTTGATCCGCTCGCCTGGTCCGAGTAAATCTGGTCTCGCTCAACGCCGAACTTGACCAGCGCATCCATCTGCAAATCTAGCTTCTGGTCCCCCGTCGAAATCCTCGCGTAGCCGATTTTCGGGCGCGTCTCATCTCTCATCGTCTATTCGTACAGCATTTATGAGAGATGGGCAATAAAATTGATGGACTAATTGATGAACTTGTGCGATAAAGCCGTTATGGCGGCGGTGCTTGCACCTCCCCTGATCGGAATTGGATACGCCCTCGCAAGAGCCAACGTTAAAAAGCCAGTGCCGCCATACAAGTCCACCTAACCCCCAAAAGTTTCTCACTTTTCAAAATTCCCTGATATACAGTCGGCATTATGCGCCTATGATTTTTGTGCAACCGATTGAAAAACCACAAAAACAGCGAGACTTCTAATCTTGAGGCCGGTGGTTCGACTCCACCAGGGCGCGCCAAGAGCGATTTGAAACCTTTGCTTTATCTCAAATTGAGCGCACCGGGACGGCCCGGGGCCGATGGCGTTAAGCCCGAT